TGTGCTTGGGAATTGCTGCTATCCCAAAATAAAGTTGACCAATCATTATCATCTATTCGCCATTTTGCATCGGGAGCTAAAGATAACATTGCATGATGTATGCAAGTATCTTTTTCATCATAATCGTTAGTAGTCCAAGCCATTAGTTTTGTGCGTATTCAACGAGGGTTAAAAAACTTCTAGAACCCCAAGAGTCGTTTCCAGAAGTTGCAGCAGTTCCATTAAAGTAGACAGTAGAACCGCCACCTGTTTGCATTCTATGCTGTACTTGATAACCTACGGAACTGGTCGTATTTGGTTCGTGCCAAAAAGTACAAGTAGAATTAGCACCAGCCCAGTTATTTTGCGGAGTTGTTGACTGCATAGCTCCCATTAAGTTTCTTCCATTATTAGCATTTTGCACAGCAGAGCCATTAGCTAATAATCTTATTGCAATATCGTTAGCACTTGTTCCAGAAACGCAAGCAGTATAATGAATCATTATGACGCTAGATGTGCTTTTTGGAGTAATACTTACAGTACCTACAGGATTAGAACCCCAAGTATTTGTATTAAGAGATGAAAATGTGTCACTAGAAGCTATTACGATTTGTAAAACAGGGTCGTCTATAGTTCCTTTTGATGTATTTATTGCCATTAGTTGACCTCCTCTAAAAGAAATTTAAATTTTTTACCTGTTCTTTTGTTAATCAAGAATAGATCACTATGTCCTTCCTGTATAGTATAGCTTCCCCACGTTCCGTCAACGTCATTCTTATGCCCCTCGTTAGATAAATTAAAATCATTAACAAATAAATTTGCCCATCTTAGAGCAGAAGAACCTAGATCGAAAGTATTATTAGATGCGGGAGTAAGAGTACCAAGCCCAGCGAAAGAAGTTTGCGTACCCCCTAAAGAAACAGAAGTAGAGCCAATAGTAATTGTAGAAGTTTCTACTAAAGCTACTGTTCCCGAAGTATTAGGTAAAGTTAAAGTTCTATTAGCGGTAACGGTTCCGGCTTTCATCGCTACATAATGACTATTATCGTTATCACTAAATCTAAGTTCGTTCTGAGATTTTAAATTTATACCGTTAGCATCAAAGATCATTTGTTCCGTACCACCAGAACTAAAACCTAAAATATTTGCAGATTTTCTAAATAATCCTAAATCTGTATCACCGTCAAAACTTAAAGCGGGAGTAGATGCACTATTAGAATCATCTAATTTTAAAACCCCCGTCATGGCTCCGCCCGATCTAGGAAGCAAACCTAAATTAGCACTATCTATACTTCCAATATCAGTAAACCCATTATTTGTTGAATTACGAATTTTAAGAGTATTAGAACTTGTATTAAGAAATGGCATACCGGCTACACATTGACTTGTAGCTAAATCTGAAGATTTACTGTTAAGAGATTGTATAGCGGCAAAAACATTATTTAAATCGGTTCTAACGTTAGCCCCAGAAGCATTTTCTATCGTATAGTTTGTGACGTCTGCCATGCTAATAAACTCTTTTTTTTATTTTACCCTCCTTTGCCGAAACCAACAGCATTGTAAGTAAAATTCTTACTAATACTAGCATTGCTCGAGTTCCTAAAATGTACGGTAAAACCAGTACCCGTTACATTGGTTATCTGATAATAATCGCCAGTATTCATGTTCTGAGGGGAAATAGTCACTGCGGGAATAAAATTATTTAAATTACCTAAACCCGAAGTTCCTACGAAAAAAGGGTGTGAAAAAGTAACATTTTTAGCTCCGGCTCCCGAACTTATAACTGAAGATTGTTCTGTTCTAGAACTCATAGTGGCCGAATAACCTAATTGCTGTAAATTAATATTTTGGGCAACATCTGTAGTTTCTAGTTTGCATCTAAACTGAAAACCTCGCCCCTTAAATGTACCGTTTGAAATATCGTTAAAACCTCCATAATTACTCATATCAGTTGAAGTTCGAACTAATAACTTAGCGTTTGCTTCGTTTGCTACGGAACCGTCGAAATCTTGCCAAGTATCTATAAGTGCAGTTCTATTATCAAACTCGTCTCCGACATAAAACCCAACCCCCTGAAAATGCCTTTTTAACTGTAAAGAAAAAGTTCCTCCCAAATCTAAAGTATCTACAAAGTCGTATGTACCGGAGGCATTATTATTTGGATTTGTAAGTTTTAATCCACCTAAATTAGAATCATATACAACATTAGATTTAGTACCGTTATAAGGTGTTCCGTCTGTATCTTCTCTATCTGTTTTTACCGTTATAGAATCTATTATTTCTACGGTTGAAATACTAACGCTGGCAGCATTAACGCTAAACCTTCCGCCATCATCTTGAAACTTTACTAAATATGTTCCAGCTAAAGCAGGGCATATAGCCTCGGTAGCATTTCCGGCAACCGCTTCTATAACATCTTGAGCCGCTTGGAAAGAGGCAGAACCTCCGGTCTGATTAGTATGCCTAACATAGACCCTTCCTCCATGTAAAACATCTACAGAAGTTGATTGCGTAAATCTTAAACGAATAAACTGTTCATTAATAGGTTCTATAGTTAAACCAGAAACATCTTCGGGAACGGTAGTTTTTCCTACGGCTGTAAAAGTTTTACTCGTCGAATTAGCTGAAAGTTGTAAAGCGGCACTATATGAAAAAACTTGAAAAGTATATTCCCCTACGGGCGTATCTAAAAGTTCGAAATCGCTACTAAATACAACTTGTGAGATATAATTACCTTTCTCGAATTTATAATTTACTTGATATTGTGTAACCCCTTCTACGGGTTGCCAATCGACTATAAGTTTACTTCTAGCAATATTATTTATAACTATTGTTTTTTCAGATATAGATAAACCGCTTGGAGGTTCCGCCGGTCTATTTAATATAGAAATAGTTCTAGCCGGTAAAGCCGTTCCATCTTCTATAAAAGCATATTTTCCTTCTACATAAGTTAGTGCACTTATCGCATAATTAATTTCATCTTGTTCTTCTACTGATATAACTCTAAATAATTGAGTTTGCAAAGTTGTACTTGATATTAGATATGGAGCATTAGCTAAAGGAGCGGAAGAAAAAGCACTAGAAACGGTTATAGCCGCTCCGTTATAAGAAGAAATATTTTTAGTTTCTAATGTACCGTCTTTTAAAATTACAGCTAAAGTTGGGTTATCAGTTAAAAGCGGTAAAGAAGTTCCGGATAAATTATCTATAGTAACAACAGTAGAAGTAGCACTTACTACTCTCCCTCCTCTTCTTTGTCCGGCTCTTACGGGGTCGTTTACTTCTATTACCGCACCAGGTCTAACTACTATCCCAGCATCTATCGAAGTAGTGAAAGTACAAACTTCAGATTCATGTTGTTCGGCAAATAAAATTGCTCTTCCAAATCTTGCAGCTTGGTTTCTAGATGTACAACCGTAAGCTTTAACTTGTTTTACTAAAACTCCAAACTTAGAAATCGCTGCCGCATCTTCTACTACTTCGAAATCTACCTCTAGAGAATCCATATTAAAATAACTTACGGAAACTACGGAATGTCTTTGTTTAAGGCTACTTCCCGAATAAGAAAAACCGGCTTCTCCAACATTAGATAAATTAAAAATAAAACTAGAATTTAAAGGTTTATCTTGTGAAATAGTTATACTTCCGGCAGACCATATTGGCATACATCTCATAACACTAGAAATATCATTAATTACATCAAAAGCATCTTTTGGATTCTGAATATTCACATTTATACTGAATCTTGCTTCTTCGTTTCCCGAGCCAGTTCCATCATCTACTAGCTCGTTACAGTATTTACTAGCCGCCACAAAACTAAACAAATCTAAATTACTATCAGTAATATGATCTCCTAATCCATACCTACTATTAGTAAGTAAATCTAATAAACACATTGCTGGGCAATTAGTATAGGTTGCTGCACCCATAACTCCATTAAAAACGTATCCGGAAGGATAAATAATTCTTCCCGTATTCATGTCTACAGTAGGAGTACCAGTACCGGAAGCTCCCGCCGCCGGAATCCTTACCTTCATTCCTCTAATCCTATATTTACGAGTGGGAATATTATTAAACTGCTTACTATCTAAACGAAGAGCCATATAAGCACTATTTGGATATGTAGAAGAATTATCTATAACTTCTTGATAGCTAGTAAATTGAAAACTATTTACTCTTTGCGGGTTACTACTATCGGCAGTATTTCTAATAACCCTTATATCTACAGGAAACGCTCCCGTAAGTTCTATCCGGTGATCTCTTGCATAAGCATCGGCTGTTCTTCCCTCTACGTTAGTATCTATAACTGTTGTATAACCGCCTCCATTATATTGAACTTGTATTTTATAAGAAACCGTATCACCCCGAACATCGCCATCATCTTCGAAAATTTGTATCTGCGGCCACGTTAACGTAACTATTACTGCATCTACATCTGTATTTTGTATCTGTCTAGAAACTGAACCTACTATTCCTTGTTGCTCCGTTCCATTAGAGTTTACAACGGTTACACTAACCGCAGTAGGAGAACGACTCTCGGCTGGTATTCCGGACATCGCCGTCTGATTAGGAGTTCCAAACTTACTTTTAAAAGTTATATTCTGAAAATTAAAATCGGTATCTAAAGGATTAGTATTACTAGCTCCGGTATTTAAAATCGGGGTATCGTTTAGAAAAACATCTTTAAAAGATGCGTTTTTATATTCACTAGAGGTTCTATTAGTAATTCCCGCTTTAGAAGGAGTCGCAAAGCCCTCTATTTCGCCTTCTGATATTAAATCTTGTACCGTTGCAAAAGAACGGCTATGTAAAGTATCGGGAGCTCTATATGGAGGATCTGGACTACCTCCACCACCGCCACCTCCGGAACCTTTTATTAATTTACTCATGCTTCAACCTGATTAGTATCTATAGCTGCCGAGATAACTACCGAGCCAGTAAAAATCTCGCCATATACTATAGGAACCGGAGTTCCGGCTCTACTCGTATTTTGCACCCCGCTAAAACTAAAAGAAAGTCTTGGGTCTTCTTCTGAAGAAAATCTTTGTTGATCTGGTATAGGAAATAACATTCCACTAACTCCACTTAGAAGTAGAGAAGCTCCTATACCAAAAGCTGCTTTAGCTCCTAAACTAGCTGCACCGGAAAAAATAGTTGCTCCCGAAAAGGCTCCAAAAGCTCCCATAGATACCGCTATAAGTGCTCCTCCTAAAATTATTTTTCCTACATTTCCTTTTCCCATTATTGCCGGAATAAAACTAATATCAGAATTACCGATAGGATAAAAAATTTCTTCTTTTTCTATTTCTTCGTTTCCTACTTTTACAGAATAATATTGCGGCGACATATAAGATTCTACTTCGGGGAAATTATGTATTAAAAAACTTACGGCTTGAGCAACGGTATCTACTTTAACTTCAAACTCATCAAAACCGATAAATTTAGCTAATTTTCCGTAAAGTTTGATCTTACGAAGCATAACGCAACCTCTTTCCAGTGCATTTCAACAACCATTCATTATATGGTTCTCTACAGCTTAGTCTATCTGATAAATGATGTAAAACATCTCCATCTATAAAAATCGCCACATGATTAAGTCCTTTTCCGACTATAGACATAAAAAGTAAATCTCCATTCTGTAAGCTTTCTTCTTTTCTTAACTCTCTAAAACCTGTTCGCCAAGCACATCTATCGAACATAGGATTATTAAGAAAATCTTCGGGGGTTCTAGGTCTTTCCCAATCTCTTAGAATAATATTTTTTTCCTCCTTATACCAATCTCGGACTAGCGACCAACAATCAGTTATACCCCAAACATACTCCCTACCTAATAAAGGAGCTTTATATCCACTTGGCTCGTAATAGCCCCAAGTTTCTGTTTTAGGATTTACTATATACCACGGCAACTCGTTGCTTTCACAACTTACTTTATCGGCTTGGGTAGGTAAAGGAGGAGTAACGGGGTGGCTATGTATTACTCCTATTATCTCGCCTTTTTTTTCGGCTTCTATATAATCTAACGGGTCTAAAATAAAAGTATCTTTTGCATCTAAAGCTATATTTTTACAAGGAAAATAAACTTTCTTCCCTTTTTTATTTAAAAGTAATCCTACGGATTCTTTAGGGTCTTCCTCTTTTGCGTGTTCTAGTGCCTTTTTTTTCCAGTACATTAATTAAACGTTCCAATAGAAGGAAAAAGACTTCTCGTACATTGTCTTTTTGGAACATTTACCCCCGCTAAATCTGTTGGAGCGGCTAGTTCAAACTCTACTACCTCTCTATTTTCGCTTGTTTTTCTATCTATAGAATATATTTCTTCCGGAAAAGCCGCATTAGGGTCGGCAGTAGGGTTTTGCCCATTAGCAAAATTAACGGCATCTATAAATTTAGCTAAAGTTCTTATTCTTGTTACTACCCCTCCCGTAAGATCATTTCCCACGGTTGTATCATTTACGGTTAGGAGAACGGCGGATATTAAACCCGTAGCGTTACTAATAATAAATTTTGGGCGGGGTATCTGTCCTTTTTGGAATGCGAAACCTTCGGCGGTGACCGGAAACCTTAGATAACTATTACCTTTCCAAACTATTTGTCCGTTTGCATTTAAATTACTTCCAGCATGAAAACGATATATAGTATTTGAACCATGTAAAGAAGTAATTAGTTGAAGCGAAAAAAGTTCTATTATCGCCGATGGATTTATAGATTGTAAGTCAGTAAAAACGGCTTCAGATACAGACATTAGCTTGGTTCGAATACCTCTCTAAAAGTACAAGTTATTGTATTGCGATTATTAAAAACCATATTTTTATCCCAACCTTCGCATACGAACTGAGAAGCACTACTTTCATTAGGAGGAGTAAAAGTAAAACTCGCTCTATCTAAAGCTCTAGCATCTAAAAAGTTTTCTATAGTATCGCTTTGTACTTCGGTTAGATTACTAAAAGTTAAACTATATTCTTTGGGGTTATTATGCTCGGCGATACCAAACATGATTCTATGTTCATAACCATCTGCAAACCTAATAGTTCTAGTTTTAGGTTTAGATGATTTAGTAACCCCATAAGAAGGTTGTATAGAAGGGAAAGTTGCCATTATGCTAGTAATCCACCGGGTCTTTTTTGATTAACTAATTCAGATTGTATCGCAACCGCAATTAATCTTCCAAGTTGTTTCCCACTATCTTCATCACCCTCTACCTGTGAACCCGAGGCGTCAACATTAACGACGATATTATTTGTAGTTCCCCCTAAAGAACTATTAGGAATAACAGTACCGGCGGTTGATGGAACAAACAATTCGGGACCTTTTTCTCCAACGATAGAAGGTCTACCAACGGGAGGCCTACCTCCATTAGCAAAACCAAGAAAACCTCCTATTTTAGTTCCTCCAAAAATACCTCCTAACATAGAATTTATTCCCATACGTAATAACGAGTTTGCTAGATCGTTTAAAATTGCTTTTGCCGACTCTCCTAATGATTTAGTTCCGTTTATAGCCCCTACTAAAGCATCGGTTATTTGGCTTCCTATTGTTTTTCCTATCTCCTCGAACGAATCTTTTATTCCTTTTGTTTCGTCTTTTAATTGTTTAGAAGCAGTTGTAGTTCCTTCTATAATAGTTTTTATCTCTTTCCCTTTCTGGGCGGCGACTACTAAAGCTGAAGTTTTTTCTTCATTATGCTCGAAATCTTTTTGCCTTAATTTTTCGGTTTCTATATTTTGTTTTGTTAGTTCCTTTGTTTGTTTCTCTAAAAATTTTTGAGCCTCTTTATTTTTTGTTTGACCAAATATATTTTTATCTAAAGCATCGTCTCCAAACTTAAGCTTAGTTAATCTAGTTGCATCTTCTCTAGCTTTATTTTCTGATTTTAAAACATTGCCAAAGCCTAAAGTTGCTATATTTTTTAACCTCTTAATCATATTATCGAAAGCTCTTACCGCTCTAGTCGTCTGATCTAAAACAAATTTTATAGCGGGACCAAGTGCATCTCCTATAGTCCTAGCTAAATTTTGTACAGAATCAACTAGGGTCGATAATTTACCGTTTAAGGTTTCAGATTGTTTTGTTGCTCCCCCAAAAAACGCCCCGCCTTCGTTTGTAAGGTTTATTAAAGCTTGGTTTACGAGTTCGGCTCCTATCTTTCCTTTACGCATGGCCGATTCAAACTCTTCCCCTTCCAACTTTGTCATTCTTTTAAGTTCGGAAGTTATATCGACCCCTCTTTCTAATAGCTGTAGTTCTTCTTCCCTCTGTAGTTTTCCTTTAGCTCTTATCTGTCCAAAAGCGAGAGAAATACCTTCTAAGTCTGCTCCGGTAGCTCCGGCAACATCTGCAAGTCTTTTTGTAGTATCAACTAAAGTATCGGTTTCAAAACCAAAAGCTTTTAACCTCTTAGTTTGTTCTATTAATTCACTACTGGTAAAAGGCGTAACCGAACCGAAATCTTGTAATTCTTTAATAATAGTATTTGTTTTAGAAATTGAACCCGTAAGAACTTCTAAACTTTTTCTTTGCGTTTCTAGTTCAGCGGTTTGTACAAATACAAATCTAGCGGCGGCAGCTACAGCTAGAGCTTTTAATAAAGGAGCTATAGACCTAGTAAAAGTTTGTACTCCACCCGACGCCTTCCTAGCAGCATTCCCGTTATTCCTAAATGATCTAGAAGAACGATCTAATCTATTTTTTAATTTATTAGTATTACCGGCTAAAGTTTTAGTAACTCTATCAGTTTGGGTCAACCCTCTAATAGCGTTCTGTGCATCAACTACTAATCTAACCGTCGACTGAGCCACTAAAAAAAAAGAAACTTATTTATATCTTACCTTGTTTTGGCTTTCTGACGATTTAATTCTAATTTTTCTCTTTCATTTTTAACGTCGTAATAAGCCGCCCAAAATATAAGTTCTTCATCTGATAAATTTTTTCTTAATTCATCTACCGTTTTTCCTAATTTTGTTGCGAGAAAGAACTCGAAGTTTAACCAGTTATCTCGCTTGATTCTTTTTTTGCTTCTTCAAAGTCTACATTTAATCCCATCATAAAAAGTTCTAAATCATTAAGGATATTCTCTGGAACAAAACGTTTTAAGTTTTCTGCATCTGCCGAAGCGAAAAATTTACTTCCATCTTCTTTTTCGGCGAGTTGACAAAGTAATCTAGTAGAAACGGCTAGAGCTTCATCTGAACCGGCTGCAGCTTGGGCTTGTATTCGATCAAAGCGTGTTAAAGGTTTAAAATATAAAGTTCCTAAAATTTCCCCTTTCGGACTTTTTAATTCATATTTTCTTCTATTAGACATTACCTCGCTAAAAGCTTCGGTTATTATGTCGATTGAACGTTTAGTGGCCATAAATAAAGGTTTTAATTACCCTAATTTACTATATAGCTGAAGTAATGGCACCTGTAGTAATAAACGAAATACTTATTTCTTCTATTTCTCCTAAAGTGGCTGCGTACTCGGCTTGTGTAATAATTCCGGAAAACCCAATTTTTTTAGCTGATTGGGCAGAATCTGGAAATAGTTCGAATAACGCATCTCCGGCGTCGCCAGTAGTTAAAACGTCATCTATGAATGCTTGGTAATCAGCGTTCCCAGATGGGTTATAAAGTAAAGTTGCTTGACCTTCGGCAGATATAAGTCCTCCAACAAAAGTTTTAGAGGTATCACCCATTACCGTAGTTTCCATAGTATCCTTAGAAACTGACAAAGACCAAGAACGTAAATCGCTTACATCTGCCTCCGTACCGGCAGCATTATGGAACATAATTTTTCCAACGTCACCTTTAACAGCCATAATAAAAAAAAGTATTTATTTTATATTATCCTTTTTTTGCCTTTTTCACATCTTTTTTAGAATTTTGTTGTGCCTCATAATATTTACGACACTCGGGATCCCAATATTGTGACTCTCTTCTTCCCTTTACAGCCTCTATTGCATCTAGCATTTCTTCTGTAATTTCTAGTTTAGTCATTTAAAGTTCCTCGTAAATTTCAAAAGTTATTCTTAATTGGGTTTGGAAAGTACCCTCCGGACTAGGAGTAAGCACTTCGGGACCTATCGGGGAATCAAAGATTACATCTGATACTGTGACTTTATTGTATAAGTCTCTTATCCTTTTGCCAATAGTAAAATTATTTCCGCTTCCTTCTCCCCCTTTAGTAAAAATATTAATAGTAACAAGTCCTACAACTAAATTTACTCCATCGGCTAAATATCTTCCATCGCCAAAAGCCGTTAAACATTGAACAAAACTATCAGAAGAAATAGCATCGAAAGGCATATTATTAAATACTACAGGAATTATTGGGGCTTCATTAAGCTCATTTAATAATCTTTCTTCTATAGTTTGTCTTACGGTATTAAAATTAATAGCTCCCATTATAGCCTCCCGAACTTTTCTTGAATAAAGCTTTCTATTTCTTTTACGGCGAGTTCCGGATAACCTTTTATCGTTCCTTGCCTAGTTCTATATTTTCCTCCCCAACTAGGAGGTAGGCTAGTTCCAAAAGCTACTGGCTCGGCATACTCTACATTAGTAGAAACTACTCCAGAAAATGGTTTTATATCACTATTCCAACTACGAAATAGATTACCGGTAGTTTTGTAACTTACACCGGCGGGTTGGGTATTAGGAGTAAATTTTTTAACTTTTTGTTCTAATTTAAGAGTTGCAGATTTAACCGTTTTCACAACGTCATCTTTAAAATGATCTGCTATAAACTCTAATCTTATTTCCCTAGACATTTTAACCTCTTAAAAATAATTCGTAATAAATAGGGGTATTATCTTGTTCATTAGTATCAACTCTAATAACTGTATATTCTATAGAACTAATAATTACTAGATCTCTCGGAGTAGGAGTAAAAGTAATACTTCCGGCGGAGACGGTAAGTTTTTTATCGCTTTGTGATATTAGATCATTAACTTCGCTACTGGTAACGTTCTCTAATGAACCTTTTATAGAAACGCTGGTTGTATTATCTATTACTAATCCTTCCTCACTATCGTAAGAACTTTCCGTTACTCTTTTTATCGTAACTGTTCCTCCTAAACGTAATAACGTCTTATTAGAAACTTTTTTAAGTCCTTTAGCTATACCCATTAATATCTATAAGCTATTACGGAACCACTCGCTAAAGTAATACTTGTTATAACGCCTTCTATAGAACAATTAGAATTAATAGTAACGCTAGTTTTAGTACCGTCTATATTTTCAGAAACTAACGTTGCTATAACGCTATTTTCTAAAGCCTTAACACATTGGAACCTTCCAGTATGGGCTGTTTGATCGGTAATAATTTCGGCTGCCGAATAGTGCATAATTAACTCCTTTTAATGGCTACGTTTCCGGAACCGCTTATGCGGAGTCCGACTAGATACCTTTCAAAAAGTGGAGGTACTCGATCTGCACCTACCGCTCCATAAAAATTAGGCTCTACGTCTAGATTACCAAGTTTTACTTTTTTGTAATCCTCTAGACCGCTTAATCCTAACCCATCTTTATTGTTATTTAAATATACGGCTAATATTACTTGAGCTTTTTTTACTTGTTCCGGTATTTCGTTTTCGGCAAAATAATCTGTAGATATTCGAAAAGGGAACCCAATAGAATAAGTATTAATATAAGTATCGGGTTTTCTTACTCCTTGTCTCGGCCACTGTAAAGCTTGGGTATTAGTTACTCTAGCCCCTAAAAATCTTTCCCTATCCAAACGAACGGTTGCTGTAAATAATGAACGGTTTTTTTGGTCGGTAGTTGCACTCGCCCATGCAGTAACATCATCATCTTCGACTAACCCATCTACTATATCTTGGGCTTCTGATAAAGAAACGTAACTATTTGCTATGTTGCTTCCTATCGTTGTGTGTAACGTTATTGCCATTAGTTTTTGGTTTTTTCTTTTTTATAGAGGGTTTAGAGACTACCGTTACGGCAGCCTCTTTTTCCCTTGCTCGCTTAAATGCGAATAACCCCATACTATTTTCTAAAAGCACTAACGGCAGTAGTACTCGTAACTCTAAAAATAAAAGTTCCGGAAGTATCTGCTGTGATGTCAGGCTCGCCGACTATAGTTACGCCAGAACCAGCGGTTAGTGTGAACTTATGTGTGCTTGCTGCTTTATTAACAACAGTAAGCTCAAAAGTCTGACCAACTTTGTTCTGAGTACCGAGAGCAGTTAAGATTTCTGCTGCGGTAGGAGTAGTAACAGTTCTATTCCCAGTAGGAGTACCGTCTACTATTCCTTCTATTAACTCAGCGGTTGTGAGTGTCATAGCTCCGTTTTCGGTTTTAATAACTTTAGTTTTAGTTAGTTGACCGAAAGGAGGGTTTTGTAGTTCGAATAAACTAGCCATAATTAATTACCTCTAGTCTTGTGTTGAAATGTTGGTAGCTCTAACGATACCAATATTCTTTGTTTCGTAAACCTTCGACCAGTTGCTTACGTTTTCTAAAACTGAGCGTGTTGGGTTTGCATCAGTAACCGCCCACTTAGTACCAACAGGGTGGTAGCAATAGTGAAGGTCGATAGCCATAGCGTCAGATTTAGCCAAAATATCTCTATCAGTCTCAGTTGTTAGTCCGGCTTGTTCGCCACTAGCAATAGCTCCCTGAGTAAAGAAATAAGAAGCATATTCAGTAGATGCTCCGCTTCCCGCAGTTTGTACGTCATCTGAAACGATAACTCTTAGTCCGCAATAAGTAGGAACAGTATCCGCTCCGCCGTAAGCTCCGGAAATAGTTCCTCCAGAAGGAGTTGCAGAACCGCCGTTTCCATCTGTAGCTAAAACGTAATCTACTAATCTTCGCTCTACCAAGTCATAATAAACAGCACTATGGACGCAAACGGCTGTTAACTTATCTCCTTGATCTCCTAAAAGAGCTTTAGCCTTCGCAACGTGACGAGGACTTAAAACTGTTGGAGAATCGCCGGAACCTCCGTCTATTGTTAGATCGAATAAAGCAGCACTAGAAGTTGTACTATTAACAGAACCGAAAACGCCTCCTAAACATGAAAGCAAATCTTTCTGTCTTTGGTTAGCGATAAATGCTCCAATCTTCTGACCTATCGCAGCCATAGGGTCTGCACCCGCAGCCATAGCAGCTAAGTCTCTAGATTCGAAAGCTTTTCCTCTATGTAGGATAACTCCCACTTGTTTTCCAGTGCCAATCTTAGAAGGCGATAAAGATGAAGAATCAGATAGAACTTCAAAGTCGCCGGATAGGTTAGCATTGAAAAAAGGTATATTGACGAAATCACCCCCCTCTGTCGCATTCAGTTCGGCCATAGGTGCAACCACACCGCTTGCCAAGAAACTATCTCTTTGAGTAGTCTGCTGAATAACGTAAGGTGTAAAAACCTCTGGGATAATAACGTCACTTCTTAAAACAGCCATTTTTTAAATAAAGCCTAAAGTGTACGGTGTGGGCGTAACCCTAAATATCTGCGTAACAGAATTTATCTAATATTCTAGCGAGATTCCGCAATATTTCGCAACTTTTGCCATGTTTCTACACCATAAACTTTAGCAATTCTTGATTGTTCAGTAATATTTTCACTATTTTTAAGAAATGGCTTTAACATCTCCTCGCTAAAATTACCGTTATTTGAAGGCTTAGAAATAGGGGCTCCCGTTCCACTTATAGTTTTTGTTTTTAAAAGATAAGGTTTTTCTTTTTCTAATTTATTCTTAACGTAATCGGCAACGGGGATATGTTCATAACCGTCTACTATTACAGGCATACCGTCTTTATTTTGTATCTGATCTTTAGGAACTAAATTATTTAAAACAAGTTCGGGGTCATGTGTAACTTCGCTTAATGCCTGTAAAGCGGGCGTAATTAGTTCCAACTCTCTAATACGTTTTTGCTGTTCTTCTATTTTTGCCTTATCTTCGGCAGAACGTTCTCTATATTGTTGTTCTAAAGCCGTAGTCGCTTCGTTGTATTTACCTTTAGCTTCTAATTCTTCTTGTTCTTTTTTTTGTTTAAAAGCTAGTAAAGTCTCATAATCATCTGGAACTTTGGTTTCTTTTTTTTGCAACTTACCGATAAGCTCGTAATTTTTAGCTTCGAGTTTTTTAACGGATTCTCTTAAAAGGTTTAGCTCCTCGTTGTTATTAGGAGTAGGGGGCGTAACCACCTCTTTGTTTTCTTCAGCCATAAAGACGTAATCTTTGTATTTATATTAGTTATACTACCATTTAACTTTATTTGCCCAATATGCGGCACTTGTTTTTCCTTTAGCAATATTTTTAGCGTGTCTAGCTTTAAAACTTTTTCTTTTAGCTTTATCGGCTGCGGACTCCCCTTTTCGAGGAGGTTTAGTTTTAGCCCCTTGCATACCGAAACGAATTAATTTAAATCCGTCGCCTTGTTTTATTACTACTGCGTGTGACTTACCACTTTTATGGTTAGGGGTTCTTATTGGTTTATCTACCCCATCAAAAGTATGGCCTCCTCTTTTTATTGCCATTACTTTTTACGGTATCTATTATAAATTGCTTTATCGACGGTTCTAGCTTTATCACCTCGCATATAACTATTAACTCTAGCCATAGCCCATGCCGGCATAGGAACATTACGGGAACCGCCGCCAAGATAAGCTCCTTGACCTTTTCTATATACTTCCGCTAACTCACCATAAAAAAACTTAGTTCCTTCGGCTTTTGCCTTTAGTGCTTTTTTTACTTTTTCGTTTAGCGGTTTTCTTTTTGGTTTTGCTTTTGGAGCCATCTTGTGCAACCCTTGATTTAGATACGGCTTTAATGTCTATATAAAGACCCTTTTTATAAAGTTCGGCGGTTCTTTTTATTTCGGCAGCTTTAGCCGCTCGGTTTTTAGAACCCGTTAGGTACTTTTTAGGCAACCCAGTTTTTTTATCTTTAGGAACCCGCCTTAATTTAGCCATTTTAAGAAACTACTTTTTAGTTCCCTTTTTCTTTTTTTTCTTTGTTTTAGGAGGTCTTCCTACTTTAGAACCATAAGTTCCTTTTCCCATTGGCATAATTTTAAATGCAACTAAAACTATTATATCTTTTAAATAGCTTTTGGATATTTTTTGACTAAATCTTTTAAAGATAATTCAGTGCCGTCATCTCTAATTATTAACCGTAAAGCCTCACGAGGACTTTTATTTTTCTTATCTATTAAGTAATTAAAAAACTTTTTTTTGTTACCTAAAGTCTTTGTTTGTATCGAAGGGTTCTCTTTTAACCAAGTTCCGTAATTTTTATCTTGCGGTACTCTACCCGTAGCACTAGGTCTAGTATCGGGGAACCTTTTTTCTATATCGTCATCATCAAGTACCGGTACGGTAGAAGAACGACAATTAAAATGTTGGGGAGGAAGTGGACCTTTATTATATTCGAATATTTGGCCATCTAAAGAAGCACAGATAATACTTGTTTTAGAATCTAATATAGCCACATATTGATATTTAGAAGTAACATCTCTATTGGCTTGATAAACCGCTTGGCTCGCAGCATTTTGTACTTGGTTTACGGTAGTTCGGACTATAGCCATTACTTGGTTATTAGCTAATTTAGTTCCCGTTCCCCCCGCTAGTCGTTGAGCTTTAGCTGTCATTTCTTGGTTAGCTCCGAATTGTAATCTACCTCTTAACCGTTTAGCTATTTTAGACATTGCCTCCCCTTCGGTAATACCTATTCTTACTTGGCTAGAGATGAGGTCGGCTTGCGAGTCAGCTATCCCTCTAAAAGCTTTTTGTACAATTACCCCACTAGGTAAAGTTATTTCGGAACCTTTAACGGCAGTTAAACTAAAGCGGGTTTGCACTGCCCCCTCTAACTGATTAGGTAAGTTTAAAATATTTATTTGCGTTGGGTCAGTCATAACCACAGAACGAGCAAAGTCAGGACTTACCGTTACAACATTTATAGGAATAGTACCGCTGGGCAATACTTTTTTTAATTCTCCCGCTATAAATTCAGTTTGAAACAAAGCTAAACTATTTATTTGTTCGATCATTACGGCGGTACTCGTTCCCGACCAAGTTTCTAAACTTTCTTTCATACCCGCTAACATAGCTCTAATTCTAGCTACGGTAGCCGGAGCCGTTACTTCATCTATAGTTGCGAGTTGATTAGTTAGATCAAGAATTACGTTGTTATAGTTAGTAATTATCTCTCTTGCGACTTTATTACTAAACCTATTAAGGTCTATAGTCTCACGATAAAAACTTTCGGGAACGGACATTTATTAACTTTCGTCATCTTCGGGTTCGGCACTTATTTCTTGTTCATCTGGTTCCGCTTCTTTTTTAGGAGCAGCCATAGTTACAAGCCCTCCCGTTTCTGTACTTTCTAGTTCTTCCTCTACATCGAACTCGTCTCCTAATACTTCCCCTTCGGCTAACTGTTCTAATAAAGTTTTTTGCGTAATAGAGCCGGAAGTATATAACGCTAAATAAGCTTGTATTTCTTGAGGTTCTAAACGTTGCGATAAGAAGTCTCTATTAACGAAACAACTACCGGCTTCTTTCCCTAAATAGTTTGCATGATACTGTAAACAATTATCTATCATATCTTGCATTTGTTGGGCAACGACCATCATTGTAGAGTCGCCTTGCGAGCGATCTATTTTTTTAGCTTCGGCGGTTTCTGCTGATAATTTTTGTCCTAATACGGCGGCTAATCCTAACTCATTTATCTGTCCTTCTAGCCTATCTAATCGTTTAAACTGAGCCTCGTAGCTTTTGCCGTCAGGTTCTATATACTCTGCCCGCCCGTCGGGTGGAAACGCTATAGCTTCTCCGGGTCCCGCCGAAACCTCTTCTGCCGCCTGAGAAAAGCCATAAAACGCTAACATAGGAACTGCCGATATATGAAGTTGATTATCTAAGTCACTTTGTATTTGGTAAGCTTTTAAATTTAGTTCCGCTATATCAGACATCGGAGGTCTAGACTCTAATAAGTTAAGGCGGTTGGAATACGCTACGGAAAAAGGAATACGATTAAGAGGATTAGTACCCTCTTCATATAAACTAAATTTATTATTTTTATCTTTACGATGTATTTCAAAACTATCGGGAGTAAGTAACCTAACTTGTTCCGTAATCTTTTCGCCGTAAAGTCCATCGGGTTCACTTACTTTTTCTAATAACCTTAACTGCGTAAACTGAAGTTGGCCTTCGATCATTTCAGTTCGCCAACCTAAAATATCTCTAGGAGTATAAGTAACCCAATAAGGTCTACCGCCTTGCCCCGTTCTTGGAGCATCTACTAAAACTCCAACGTGTCCATAACGAATCATTTTTCGGGCGGTTTCGTAAGTCCAAACATTTAGGTCGTTTCCCATAAGGTCAACATCGAATAATTGGGTTCTTATATCGTCGCTTGTATCGTTTAATCTTACAGGTTTTCTAGTGAGCATTCCGGCTAACATTCTTTCTAGTCGAATATAGTAAGGAGGGCAAACGGAACGTGCTAAACGGTTATCGTAACTTTCATCTAACTCTCTAGGCTCTTGCATTAAATACTTTCTATGTTTAGAACGCATCTGATAAGTTCCGCCTAATAAATCCTCTATTAATATCCAGTGAGGTTCTTGTTCAAACCAAGTATTATTAGGGTCGTTTATATCTTTCCCTCTACTTACTGATTGGCGGTTGTAATGACTATAGCCTGAGTACACTTTTAAACTCCTTAGTTTGTTTTCATATTAGACAATAATTTTAATAAAGCCTAATTCCAGTTTTACGACCAACGTTCATGTGTAAAGGATTAAACAGACGCCAAGTAATATATCCTAGAGCATCATTCATGTGGTCATAACCGGCGTCTTTATCTGGTTCGCCTTTATCATTATAACTTTGGAGTTCTAAACACTCTATTAACCTAACCGCTTTTTTACTAATCATCATTTTACTTTCTCCTTTACCGTTTAAGAGCATTCCTTGTACTGAGTTTACTCTATCTCTTATCGCAGGGTTGGAAAGAGCGGACTGATTTAAAAACCCGTAACTTTCTAAAATCTGGATATCGGTTCTCGAAGCATTCGTGCTTCTGTTTCCGCCTGAAGCGTCAGGATAGACATATATTTTATTAAACGGATATCTCGCTTTAATTTCTTGAGCGATAGAGTCGGTGTCGTGACTTTTTGCGATTTCATCTATAACTATAAATTTATTTCCCGCCGCTATACCTATTACTGCGTTCATGTTTCCGATATTAAAATCTATCCCAACTCGGATAGGCTCATGTTCATTAATAACGGGGTCGGTTTCTAAAACGTGTATATTTCGATCAAACTTATCGTAGACTTGTCCGGTAGTTAAATTGCAGAAGTTACCGTTTAAGTATGCTTGGATAAGTTGCGGCGGATAGTTTTCTAGGAGCGAATCTATAAAACCTTCGGGAAGGTAAGGATTATCAGATGTTTTTGCTTTTATTAACCGAGTATCTTCTTTAGCGTTTTTTTCAAAAGTATCAAACGCCCAAGAATGTCCTTCGGGAGTAGTAGTAGCATAAAACTGCTGAACATCGCCCGACCTTAGTCTAGCAAGTGCCATGTTCATAGCTTGTTCGGCGTCACGCTTGTTAACCGTATCGGCTTCATCGAAACCAACGGCACATAAGTTTTGTCCACGCAAACGTTGGTAAGTTAATATCGTTCTAAGCAAAATAGTATGAACGCCTTCTTTAAATTGAAGTTGATACTCCGGAAGTGGACTCGCTCTAAAAGTAAAAGGTATTTCCCAAAGCTCTAAAAGTTCATTCATGGTACGCATAAGAATATCCCTTAACATGGGAGCCGTCGGCTCGAAAATAGCACTAATGCAACCAACATTCATAGAAGCTAAAATAATACTTTTACTAACGAGGGCATAAGTCTTACCGGCTCCAAACCCGCAAACTAAAGCTAATTTTCTGTGGTCTATATCTTCACAAAACTTTTGTTGGTGCGGTAGTAAATCTTTAGTAACTCTTTCCTGTACTTCGGCGACTTCCGGTAATTTATATTGCCCTTCGCCGTATAAAATGTTTCCTTTTACTCTTTGGCAAATAGTCATGTAATTAAAGCAGCTAAACGAGCCATAGCATTAGTAGCCCCTAAAGCTATATGAAGTTGACCCGTTCTTCTAGCTTCCATGTGTATAGATGAATACTGCGTAAGAATAACCGCCATAAGTTCCGGTCTTTCTATGTTCCAGTCTCCCTTAAATTGTTCCCTTACTTTCATTAAATATCTATCTACGGTTCGCTCTGATACCCCCCAGTTTTCCGCCGCATATCGTATACAATCCGAACGCTTACCTCCGTTAGCAATAATCCTTCCTAATCTTGCTACTCGCATTTCTACTTCTGCTTGCGTGGTTTTATCGGCTGCCAAAATAAAATATGATTTATTAACAGGTTAGCTTATTAATTCTAAAAGTTTAAATTATTTCGTTTTCTTCTATAAATGCAGAAGGGTCGGCGAACTCACAAAGTCCACATTTTTGTGTAGCTAGGGAGGGGTCGCCTTTAACAAAAATTAAAACGTTTTGATGTGTTTTTCCAAGCTTTCTAGATTTAGTAAAACCGTTGCCGCAGCGTAAAGGTAAGCTTCCAACCATAGTAATAAGTATCGCTTCGTTGTAATAACTTAAACCGGCTTTAGTAAAAGCTTCTATAGTTTCACTTACAAAGTTATAATACGTTCCGTCTTTTTTTCTTACTTCCCCTACTACGAAACAAGCAAAACTATTTTCATTAAGAAGGTCGCAACTTTTTTTAATAATATCGGAATAATTTTCTTTAAACGCTTCGAAAGACATATTAGAAAGATCGTTTGGGTCTTTGCTATAAACCTCTAAATCAACATATGGCGGACATGAGAAAATTAAGTCGGCTTTTTCGGTAACTAAATTATCTATATTTTGACTATTACCTGTAATCCATTTAGGTTGGTTGGTTTTTACCGGTAACGAGGTTTGCCTTATACCTACTACCCATAAAAGATCGCCTTTTTCTATAAACTTTATACACTTTGCTTCATATACGGGGTCTAAGGTTAAACCATAAAAATTATTATCTTTTTCATGTTGGTGATAATCTAAATCACTAGAAACTAACGTAACCATAGAAGCCCAGTTTTTTGGTGCATATTTATTTAATCTATCGGTAGGGTCGGCTCCTACTCTTACACCTAAAACCGGAATATTTAAATTATTTTCTTTAAGGCCATGTAATAAACCAGATAAGGACATACCGGAACCAACGGGAATAACTATACGTTTAGTATTAGAGGGAATATTTTTAACTTGGTTTTTAGTAGCTTCTACTGCTTCACAACATTCCATTCCGAAAGGTATTTCTTTAAAACCTTGTTCTATTGCGTCATCTTTAGCTCTTTTAATTATTACGCTGTTATAGCCAGCTTTATGTTGTATAACTTCCGCTCCTATATTTTTTGCGGCTTCTACTTCCGGACTTAATTTTCCTTCGGGCGTATGTACTCTACAAGGTATCCCTAGTTCTTTAGCTATATGAGCGACTATATTTACTTGCGGACTTTCCCTACTTCCGGCGGTTACTAAACCTTTAGCGTTTTGGGCTAAATAATAACAAGTTCTAACTTTTCCTCCATTTACACCATTAACGGCAAATAAATCATCTCTTTTTACAAAATATTCGCCAACTTTTTCTATCGGAGTTAGATCATCATAGTTTCTATAAGTATTAGCGAAATAATCCTCTTTATAGTCTAAAAGGTCTACAGCTTGTACTTTATTAGCTTCTACTTGTTCTTTTCTAAGGTCTACCCCGATATATTTTCTTCCTAAAATAGCGGCAACAATACCTCTAACACTTCCCCCAGCAAAGGGGTCTAATATAACGGAATTAGTATTACTAAACCAACGATAAATAAGTTCAGTTATTACGGGGTCGAAGACGGAAGTAGAACCTCCGGCGGACATTATTCTTTTTCCTACATCGCCTTTACTAATATTGTAAGTAAGTTCTTCTTCCCTACCTACTTCCGATTTAATTCCTAAATCTAACCATAGTTTTTTTCGGTTTTGCCACCACCCTTCCCTAGCATTTAAAACGCTAAAAGGAGGAACGCCAAACCTATCTTTTAATATTCCACTAGCTTCTCTTTTAGGTTTTTCGCTTAAATCATTTAAATCTTTATTATCGAACCAATCTGAAATATCATGTTCTTCAGATAACATTTCTAACATTTCATTATCCCATTCGGATAAATCGCTAGAGCGGTTATCGGCTAAAGCCAAACCAACTTTTTCATCTTCAGATAAACCGGTTCTTTTTACGGCTATTATTTCACGACCATCGGTTTCTATCACTCTTACGTTTTCTAAACCGGCTTTTTTTGCCCCTTCTATAGTTCCGTTACCGGCTAATATTCTATTATTTTCATCTATAACGATAGAACGAGCGGCTCCAAATTTTTCTAAGGACTTTTGTATTAATGAAGCAGAACGGTCGGTTCTTTTACGAGCATTTTTATGGTCGCCTTTTAGATCATTAATTTTAGTCATTTAGGAAAAGAAAACATTTTATCTATTTTACCTAATTCTTCTTTTACGACTTTTATATAATAAGGCGTTTCTATCTTTTCGCCTTTAGATTGCCTTAAACGTAAATTATTCATCTCTTTAACAGTAGCTTCCCATTGTTTTTTTCTATCTATATGTATTTGGCGTATCTTATCTTTTTCTAACTCAAAACCTAAAGCTTGCATATCGCCATATTGATTTTGTACGGTTCTAATATTTCCGTTGGCATCTCTAAAACCGCTTCTTTCATCGTTTCCGTGTGCGGCTTTACAATGACAGATAATAGCTAAATCTTGCCCGCCCCTTATTTTACCTTCGGGGCTTCTATCATAATCTGGGATAATTAAATTAATAGCAGCATCGGCGTTAGATACTATACCGCTATCATTACAAGCAAAACATTCTACTTTTGGGGCGTAAAATGTAGAGTCTCTATCTACTGAGGTTCTTCGGTAAAACATTGTTCGGGGTTAAAAAGGTAATTCGCTCGACTTATCTTTAGTCGGCTGTTTGTTTACAATAACGTCTTTTTTAGAAGTTGCCAACTCTACAAATTGTTCATATTGGCCGTTTTTAATCCATCTAAAACAATCTGGAAACATTGGAACCCAATCTCCCTTTCTAGCCTTTTTAGTTCTTTGTTTTAAATCTAAGTCTAAATAATCCTCTAATTTATCTTTTACTTTTGGTTCTAGTTTTTTCCAAGCTTCAAAAGCTGGTTTCTTTGATTGGCTAACAGATTTATCAAAGTTCATTTTTGTATATTTAAACCAAAAAGAGTTAAAAGCTTCAGAATATTCTTTTTTATTTTTTTTATTTAGTTTATTTGTATCTAGTTTTATTGAATCTTGTTTGGGTGCAGCATTTGCTATGGGGGTATGCAGGGTTTGCGTAGGGGGCATAGCATTTGGTGCGGGGGTGCAGGATTTGCCACCCCTATGGATACTGGGTTCTGGAACGTTTACTAAGTGCCAAACGGTTACTTTATAAAGGTTAGATTTTTGTTCTCCGTTATTTCCTCGTTGGTAAAATCTTTCTAAATAACCTAAAGCAACTAATTGGTTAACAACGCATTGGGCTGTTCTTTTACTAATACAGGCAAACTTAGCTATAGAGGAAAGTGAGGGATAACAAGTTTGATCTTCTTTACTTGCATAACTTTGTATAACCCAAAGAACGGCTAGTTGATTCGGCTGTAATTTACCTCTAAGATTAGTTGGCAAAGCTGTGAAAGGATATCCCTGCGGATTAAATGACATTTTATAATTTCCTCGTTAATGGAATAGAACCGGCTCCGCAAGGGAGTAAAACTTATCTAGGTCGGGGTCGAATGATCGAATCATGTAAGCGAGTAAAATCATGGCGGGGGTTAGTTAATAAAGTTGCTCGGAAATTCATTAAAGAACCTTTTAGGGGAGCTTGCGAGGTTGTGTTAGTATTCAAACTTAAACGCCGTAAAGATCATTTTAACAGTAAAGGCGAAGTAAAAAATAACGCTCCTAAACAATACTTAGTTAAAAGAAACGACTTAGATAAGTTAGTACGCTCTACTTTAGACGCTCTTAGCGGGGTTGCATACCTAGATGATTGCCAAGTAATAAAAGTTATAGCGAGTAAAGAATATGCCGATAATGAAAAAGAAGTTGGAGCAAATATATCCATAAACGAGATAATTTAATCAGGGGATAGATCGGAAACCCCGCTTCCGCCCTGCCATTACAGCTTTCAGCCTTCCGTGTATCTCAAGGCATCAGGCTCCCTGACTATCTAAATTATACTATAAAGCTAAAAAAAAGCTGCCCCCGTAGGAGCAGCGAGTATTTATCTTTTTATGTAATACCCATAAACGCAACGTGTTCCCATTCGGGAGCAATCATAGGTATCGTTAAGAACTCCGTCTATAACGGCGGTACTATGCCGGCTCACGCTACATACTAATCTACCTTTCGGAAGTTCATCTTCATCTAGATGTACTTTGCAGCCCGAACCGATTTGCATGGTAGGAACCCATTCAAAACCAAGCTCTTTCATGTAATCCTTAAACCATTTACGAGTAGTATTTATGCCGTGCGAGGCAGTTTTTACTCCGTTCTTTTTTAGCCCTCGAGTTCTTTTAGTAACTCTTTGGTTTGCGTTTCCTTCGGCCAACCGGTCGTAAACTTCTTTATATGGAAGTCCGGAGGCTATAGCTACAGCCCGAGCAACGCAGTCTCCGGTCTTACCTTTAAAACCGGCTTCGGCTCTACCGCCGTCGTTGTAAGTAAAATTAATCATAATATGCGGGGTTAAGAAGCCCCCCGAAGGGGGCGTATATCTTACGAGCTAAATTTCTCGTAATCGAAGTCTGTTTCTGATGTTTTACCAATCATAACTATCGGATTAGAGCCAACTTTTTGGCTTATTTGCCAAACGTTAGCGTCTGTAAAATACGAGTAGTTTTGGTTATCAAGTAAAACTTGATATAAAGTTAACCCGTCTTCTTCTTTGTAATCCAAAGTTCCTTTTACGGAAAGTTGAGTATCGAAAGAGTTCCTTCCGGAGTTGTGATCGGCAAGCCAAGCTACAGTAACTTCTTTGCCTTTATGTGGTTTTAAATTAGTCGAAACCAATTTATTATTACCTTCAGTCTTACAGCAAAAAGGTGCTTCAAACTGAGTAATAGCAAGGCATGAGTTGCCTTGATGAAAACCATCTAGTTTCATAATATTCAGATGTCGAGGTACAAACGAGGATCTCTCCTCCATTCAACAATAACATACTTTAGCCTAATTACTACCCCCCTTGTACCACTTTTATTTCTGGCTACTTTTACTGGCGGTAGTATTAAGGCTAATATAATATTGAAATATACGAGGCGGAGACGCCCGCAACCCCCGAAAACAATGACTAGGACTTACGACCTAACAGAAAAAGAAGCTAGATTAACCGAAGCCGGAGAAATCAGCTACGAGTACTTTCAAGAAGAAGAAGGTTACGGAAACTGCGACGGCGACCCTGCTTGCTTCTGCTTTACTTTACAAGAAGGTATGGAGGCCGGTTTTACAAAACATCAAGTAGCCGGTTTAATAAGCAGCTTAGAAGCTAAAGGAGTTATAGACATAGAACATAGAGATCCCGTAGTAGAAGGACCCGATTTATTTTGGCTTAACGAAAGCTTCGTAAACTTCATAGCTAGACAAAACATCGCTAAAAAGGAGGCAAAATAATGACCGCAACTTTACAAACACTTCTCGGCGACCTTAAAAGGGAAACCGAGAACCTTTACAGGTTTTTAGAAGCCCAGACCGAAAGAATTAACGGTTTACATCACGCAACAACAGGCAAAGCAAGCGAAATACTTGCGGCGGAAGTTAGAGCAACTTTAGAGTTAGCTTTACACCGAGAAGGCAAACTTCTTAGAAGCGAAACAAACGAGATAGTTTCTAGGATAGATAACATTAACTGGCAAATTAGAGATTTATGCAGCTTAAGCCTTAATAAAGAGCTAGATGCTGTAAAAATTACTGAAGCTTTAAAAAGGGAGGCAAAGTAATGGGATTACAAGTAGAAATTTATCGCTCCGATACTTTCGGAGATTGCACTAACGGGGGCATAAGCTCCCGAGTAGGGGTTAGAGGTTTTACTCTAACCAATGTAGAAGGAGCCGATACTCCTAATGCAAACTACCCCGCCGCTAAGTTAAAGAAAGGAGCTTTTAACTCCGTTCATATAAAACCGGCTTGGAATGAAGACCAACACACTATGGACGGCGGCAACTTCGCCGCAACCTGTGATAGTAGGTTTAACTCCGCTATAAAAGAGTTAATAGGCCACCACTTTTACGGGGCCGTAGCTATACACGATAGAGTGGAGGATTATTAGTTATGAATCAAAAGGAGTACCACGAGGCGTTAGGTAGGTTAAGCGATCAATATATGTTCGACGAAACTATGACCAACGCCGAGTACCTCCTACAAAAAAAACACATCGAAACTACTTATTTAAAATCAATTTACAACCCCCAAAATGAAACTACTAACTAAAGAACTATTAAACAAACTTCCAAAGCTTTATAGCCAACCCGCTCACGAAAACCCCGAAGAAGAAATGGTGTTTTACGTTAAGCTTTTTACACCCGATAGTAATTGGACTTGGTTTATAGCCGAATATGACCCTAAAACGGAAATAGCTTGGGGTTACGTTAAAGGACAAGAAAAAGAATTTGGCTCTTTCGATATGAAAGAAATTAAATCTATAAGAGGTCCTTTTGGTCTACCGGTCGAGCGTGATATTTGCTTCGATACTATTAAAGAAAAAGAATTAATGAAAAAGATAGAGGAGGGAACCGATTAGTGAGCCAATTTTACGACGAACTTAAGGAACTCCCCTTGTTTAAACCGACTTTAAAAATGTCTAAGTTGCAACAACAATGGGAGGATTGTAAAAAAAATCAACC